GTCACCCTCCCCGCCCCTGTGGTATACTATAGGTGCACGAAACCGGTGCTTCTTCTCCTCCANAGTATGACTCCTGAGGTGGGCCCATGTTTGGGCCTACCTCTATTTTTGTCAGTAGTTTTTTCCGTGCAGGTGTGGTCTCTGTTTGTTGTATCTCATCTTTTTCGTTACTTCGCTCTCCAGGTCGATGTTATATGCACCGCACGTATCAGCGACCCGGATGATCACATCAGCGAATTCTTCCTTGACGCCCGGCCAGTTCCCTTCCCTGTGGGCCTCAAGGCACTCCGACAACTCCGAGTGTATGAGTGAGATGATAGTTCCAAATTCTCTCTTTTTGTCGTGGAATCCGTTTGCTCTGGCAGTCAGATAGGCTTGATCCACCACACTATTCAGTTTCACGAGATCTTCCTTCCCATTTGGAGATGATTACGGTTGACATTGGATCCTTTGGGTCCAGTTCGATGAGGATGGAGTCTCCGGTGGAAATTCCCACGGACCTCAGCATCTCTCGCGGTACAGACAATCGACCGCCTGATTGCAGCTGTCTAATGCGTGCCAAGTTGCCCCTCCTTCCCTTGGTTGCCTCTCTTACCATTATAGCCTATTTATGACTATGACACAAGGATAGTTCTGTGGTATCCTCAAAGTACTGATGTGGGCTATGTTTCCAGTGCGGGGAGGTGCTGCCACTGTTCAGTCCTGCAGAAGAGAAGATACTTAAAGCTGCGGCAGGAGGCCGTGCGCGTGTGGATGATTTGGCCGACGCCGCCGGGGTTTCGCCCCGCACGGTCTACACGGCGATGCGGAATGAGGAGTTTCGTCTGATGTTCGTTGAGGCACTGCGCGGAAATCTACATGCGGATTTGCCCCAGGTGATCGATGCCTACATTCAGGAAGCCAAGGAGGGCAGCCATCAGCACGGCAAGACCCTGATGGAGATCACCGGACTCTACGATCCCAAGAAGCGAATCGATGCTGATCTTCGAGTGTCTACCACAGATGTTCCCTTCAATTCAAAGGAAGAGATGGAAGATTTCGCCAGAGAGACTATGGAGCGCTGGGCAGAAGTGGAGGAGGAGGAAGAGGATGCTTGAGTTCGCACTTGGTTTTTTGTGTGCTCTGGCGTTGATGGCCGTTTTTCTGCTGCTTCTCCGGGGTGTCGGGCATGAGGCGGCGAAGGCGATGGAGGAGATGATGGAGTCAGAGGACTTCATCAAGAAGAAGTTGCCGGGTGGAGGAAAATTCAAGACACCACGACCGAATAACAAGAAGGCCCAGCAGATTCGCATTCGGGAGGGCCTGATGGAAGGAGAGCTGGAGGATGCGAAATCCTCTGGATCTAAAACCCGAGGAAGAAGCAGCGGTTAAGGAGCGGGTCCGGATGCTCTGCCGGAAGGATCTGCATTACCTGGCAAAGCACGTCCTCAACTATGATCGGGTAACGGACCACATCCACAAGCGCATGGCCCGGGATGTGGACACACCCGGCTACCGCTTCAAGATGCTGCTGTGGCCCAGGGGATCTTTCAAAAGCACCATTGCCACAGAATCCGGGGCCATCCAGAGACTCCTCCGGGATCCTACCGAGCGGATCCTGATTACCAATGCCAAGTTGGGTAACTCGCAAAAGTTCCTCCGGGCCATAGCCAACCATTTCCACTACAACTCCAAGTTTCGCTGGTTCTGGCGGGATTGGTGGATGAACGAGTACGCTACCCCCTACGACCGGCAGGAGCAGGAAGGTAATCTGGACTGGGTGCAGCACGATACACAGGACGAGTTCACTCTTTTACGGCCCGGTACGCGTCGCGAGGCCAGTATCTCCACCGCTGGTGTAGGTGCTTCCATGGTTTCCCAGCACTATTCGGTCATCATTGCGGACGATCTCGTGAATCGTGAGGCCGTGACCACGCCGGATATGGTGGAGAAAAGCATTCTGCATCTGAAGGACCTCCTGGACCTTCTGGATCCCGATGGGGATCTTATCGTGGTAGGCACTCGTTGGTCATACATGGATCTTTATGGTTGGATCATCGACGAGTTTGGGCACCGTGCCAAGATGGTGGTCCCGGATGGTTATCTGAAGGAGCAGAAGGAGCGTTCCGACGAGTCGAACCTGCGGGAGGATTGGCTGATTTCGGTGCAGCCCTGCTATCACGAGAATGGAGATCCCATCTTTCCAGAGGAATATGATCACGAGGTGCTCAGCAGGCTGGAGCACGCCAAGGGTTCCTACGAATTTGGCGCACAATATCTCCTTGATCCGGTACCTCGGGAGAGCCAGAAGTTCCGGGAAGAGTGGTTTGTGAAGCAGGATACCATGCCGGACCTGCATGAACTGGATGTCTGCATCACGGTGGACCCGGCGAAGTCTCTCAAGGAGACAGCGGACCGCACGGCGATCATAGCCTATGGGTACGATCGGGCCAACTATATGTATCTGCTGGATGGAGTCAACGAGCGGCTGACACCAGATGAGACGCCGGATGTCCTGTTTGATATGGTGAGGAAGTACCAACACGAGTGTAGACACTTTTACCCTGTGGGGTTTGAGGCCGTTGGGTTCCAGGAAGTGTTTATTTACAACTTGGAGCGAATGATGTTGGAGTACGGACATTTTTTCCCCATAGAGCCCATCACGAGGAGACAGTCTTCCAAGGAGGAGAGGATCTTACGGTTAGTGCCCCGTTTAAAGAACGGCTTTATTGTTCCCCACACCCTGATCAAGTACCCTCATGGGGGGCGGGGTGAGGAGTACGATCTGGTCCGTAGGCTGCTGTGGGAACTCACCAGGTTCCCCTTCGGAGAATATGATGATCTGGCCGATGCGACAGCGGATCAGTTGAATATTGTACACGCAAAGAAACTGCCCGGATCGGGGCCCCGACAGAAGGATGAGAAGGTTGTGGACTTTGTGCACCCCTCTATCAATGAGGACCAAAGAAGGATGCGGGGACGCACTCCTCCAGCGGGTGCTGGGTATAATGATGCAGTCAGGACGAGGAGGTAGGCAGTGGTAGAGATACCGTGGAGAGACAAGAAAAGAGAAGAGGAAGATGATCTTAACCCTCGTGACCACAACACGGAGGAAGAGAATGATCTCTTGGACTATGCCAAGGAGCGGTATGAGCTTTCCCGCGCCAACAAAGTAGACGGCTCTGGGGAGAATCTACATGCCAAATGGCGTGAGATGGATAAGCTGTACCGGGGCGACCAGTGGCAGGCCAACGTGCCTGCGCATCGCTCCACTCCTGTGATAAATGTGGCATTTGCATTTATTCAGGCGTTAGTCCCCCGACTGATGGATCAGGCTCCCGACGTTTTGATAATGCCCCGCTTGAGCAACCAGGATCACCGTATCGCTGAACTTTTGATGAATGTGCAGGGGTATCTCTGGTACAGGAATCGGATGCAGAAGGAGCTGACCGAGGCGACTGTCGCCTCGATGAAATATGGGACATCCCTACTCAAGACGGTCTGGGACCCAGATGCACTTGATGAACAGGGTGAGGTGGTGTACGCCTCCATTCACCCGAAAAATTTCTTTAACGATCCGCGAGCATATGAGATAAAACAGATGGAGTATTGCCTGACGCGGATACCCAAACCTTTGGAGTACTTCACTCGTCGCTGGCCGGAGAAGGGATACTTGGTTACAGAGAGTCGAGAAATCTCTGATACCGAGGGCGGCAGGAGCTCAGGAGCATTAAGTGAGTACTCCGCGCCGTTGATGGAGTACTGGTTCTATGATGAGGAAGGCAACCTGTGCTGCATGTACTACGCTGAGGATGTGGTCTTTCAAATCATCGGTGGTGAGTACGATGGCTCGGGAGAGCCAGTGTACCGGCACAACCAGTTCCCCTTTGTGAAGCTCGATGACTACCCCATCGACAAGCAATTTTGGTCCATGGGTGAGATCGAGATTATCGAGAGTCTCCAGAGGCTTATCAACGCGTTCGAGTCACAGATCATTGACAACACACGGAAGTTTGGAAATCATCAGTGGATTGTCAACAAGAGGGCCTCCGGCCTCACGGAGGAGGATGCAGACGTATTCAACGACGTGCCGGGTAATGTAATCTTCACGCAGGATGGTGGAGTCGAGAGGGTGGAGGCAATTGGCCCACCGGCGCATGTACAGCAGCATCTACAGTTCTTGATCCAATCTGCTGAGTACGTCTCCGGGATCCACGATACCACACAGGGTAGGCGACCGGAGGGTGTCCGGACGGCCAGTGCAATTGTGGCACTGCAGGAAGCAGCGAATATCCGCGTGCGGCAGAAGGCCAGAAATTTCGAGTACGCCCTGGTGGACTTGGTAGATCAAGCCAACTATCTGGTGCTGGAACACTACGATGAGCCCCGTAAGGTACGACTGACGGGCACAAATGAGATCGTCACGCTGGACGTCCGGGAGGCGCTGGAGGAGAGAGTATTGGACGAGGCGGCTGCAGCGGGTATCATGCAGGAGCTGGGTTTAGCTCCACATGAGATGGAGCAGCTGCCGCCAGAGGTTATGGACGAAATACTGAAGGAGATGAAGTTTCCTGAATTCGATGTGGAGGTACACATCGGGCCGAGCGTACCTTACTCTCAGGCCCTCGTTCATGAACAGGCCAAAGAGTACTTTCAGCTGAACGCCATTGACCAGCAGGCTCTGCTGGAGTCTACAAACTTCCCGAACTGGGAGCAGGTTATGGCGCGTATGCAGCAGATGCAGCATAGAGAGCAGGTGGGCGAGCGCACCTTCGGTGGGGGACCCGAAGGAGCGGGACCCGGGGGACTCCCTGGTGCTGGAGGCCCACCGCCGGAAGGCCCACCTGAAGGGAGGTAATTAACGTGACGAAGAAGAAATTCTTCTCCAAGACATACAAGTTTTCGGACAGAGGCACCGCATCCGAACGGCCTGATCCAAATCTGCCGACCACGAAGACGGAGGCGGGAGAACCGCCGCTCAGTCCAGAGAACATTGCAAAGGGAGAGGACGGGCAAGGTTTTCCACCCGATGAAATTATGAAACGGAACCCATCGTAATCCAAACAAGCCTCACCGGACCGACGGGTCCTTAAACACGGCAGGCCGACGGGCCTCAAAAACGGGAAAGGAGAGGTGACTGATGCCAAGGTATCGTGTGGGAGATGCAGGAAATACGGAAGCCGTACCGGATGAGGATGTTCGTCCTGAGGAGGACACCGCATCGGAGACGGAACCGGAGACGGAACCGGAGACGGAAGGAGACGAGCAAACTGCCGACCTGGATGAGGATAAGATCCAGAAGATAATTGATCGGAAGTTTGCCCAGTGGAACAAGAAACAGGAACGGCAACTACGCAAGACGTTTGGAACCACCAATCTGGACGAAGCACGGGCCTACTACGATGCAGGTAAGGCTGTCACTGACAGCGCGGGAACTTCACCGAATGAGGTGGTGAGTAGATTGCAGGCACGAAGACAGCAGCCATCCAATCCCCAGCGAAAGACTCCCACGTTTGGGACTCAGAGGCCTGGGCAGGAGCGGACCTACGGACAACAGCCTCAACAGTCCGGCAATCCGCAGGCGCCCAATGATGCCGTTCTTTCTGAGATCCGGGAGATGCGGGAGTTAATCCAGGGGCGTGAGGTTGCCGAGGTCCGAGAGAAGGAATCAACGGAGGCCAAGCAGGAATTCGGTCATCTCTATGAAGAGCACGAGATGGATATTGAGGACTACGCTGAGGACCACGGCCTGAGCCTGACTGATGCTGCGGCTGTGGTGCTGCGCCCGCATCTTGCGGAGTACTATGAAACGCGTGCACGGAAGCGGCGGGAAAAGTCTCGTAGCAGGAAGGTGGAGTCCTCTGAGGGTGTCTCCTCAGGAGATGATGATGAGGGTGTGAATTATCAGGCCGCGCTCTCTCCAGAGCTTCGCCGGATTGCAGAAAAAACTGGTGTCGGATACAAGAAGATGTATGAGAAGCGGAAGGAAGCTGGAAAACCACTGGAGTGAGGTGAAAATAAATGGCGTTTTCCTATATTCGAAACCTCTATGGCGGAACAATGGTGGCTCCTCCAAGGGACAACTACCCCTTCACGGCCCATGCTGGTACTGAGCCGGAGGCGGGCAAGGTGTACTCCTATAACGCAGCTGAAGAGACGCTGGAGGAGGCTGCTGATACGGAGGAAGAGGCTATTGTCATTGCTCTGGAGGACGCAGATGATGGCGAAGAGTTCCGGGGCATGTATATCGTTCCGGGCGCCATCTTCCGGGCAGACTGTGAAGGTACAGGCGAGCCCACAGAGATCAAAGAAGGCGTTGTAGGAATGCAGCTGAACGATGCGGAGGAAGTCAAGGACTCTGACACACTGACCGGTCCCCTGACTGTCCTTCGAGTCTATGAGAGCGAGCACGACGAAGACGTCTGGTACGCTGATGTCGTCTTCAACGAGTGCGCGATAGCACTGTAAGGAGGGGTGAGATAAATGGTAGTCGCACGTAGAGAACACTTTGGCAGTCAGCTTGAGGACGGCTTGAGTGAGATATTCTACGAGACCTGGGACCTCTTCCCCTCCCTGATTCCGGAACTGTTCAATGTTCAAACTACGGACAGGCCGTGGGAGAAGGACCAGGCTATCGGGGGGTTCAAGTACTTCCGTAAGTTCGATGGTACTGTGAACTACGACCGAATGTATGAGCAGTACGAGACGATGTATGAGTTCCCCGAGTACGCAGAGGGCTTCCCAATCGAGCGGAAGCTCTACGACGACGAGATGTACGGTGTAATCAACCAGCAGCCCGCAGGACTGGCGGAGTCCGGGCAGCGTACCCGTGAAGAGCACGCGAGTTCGGTGTTCAACAACGCCTTCGACGGCAACTATCCAGGTGGAGATGGGGTGGCGCTGTGCGCGTCGGACCATCCAACAAAGTCTCCGGATGGGCCTCCCGAGCGGTCCAATGTCGGTACTCTGGAACTGAACCACGAAAACCTCTGGAATACTGTGCTGGAGACCCGGAAGACGATGGATGATCGGGGCAATAACATCCCGATCACTATGGATACTCTTCTGGTTCCAGATGCTCTGCACGAGGATGCATGGAAGCTGGTCAAATCGGATCAGGTCGTCGATCAGAGAGATGCCAACCCAAATATCCTTCAGGGCCGCTTCAAGTTGGTGACTTGGAGAGAGCTGGACAATCCCGAAGCATGGTTCCTCATCGACTCCAGGCACATGAAGATGTTCCTGAAGTGGTATGACCGGGTTCCCATCGAGTTTGCGTGGGAGGAGGACTTCGACACTCTGGTAGCAAAGTTTCGTGCTTACATGCGATACGAGTGTGGGTTCTCCAGTTGGGAATGGATTTACGGTCACGATCCGTCGGAATGAGCCCGATAGGGTGGGGTGCCTAGATGGTGGCTGTACCTCCTAGCTGCCCCACCCACAAACCTAAGGAGGCAGTAAAATGTTAGATCTTCTGCATGGATATGGTATGCGCATCAAGCGTGCTCTCGTGTCGGGTGGCTTTGCCGTCCGACCCGACAAGGAGGATCCCCACACTGTGGTGAGCACCTTGGGATTGGTGAATCCCCGCACCTTGGTGTACGCAGGTGAGGAGCTTGATGAGGGCGACCTCATTGCTATCTCCGGGTGGGATGCTGGTGGGGGAGTCCCCCAGGCAAAGAAGGCCGCCGCTGATGCTACAGAGATGAATGAGCGGGCGGCCATTTTTGTGGCTGCCGAGGACATCAGTAATGAGGATATTGGGTACGCTGTTGGGGTCCACATCCTGGAAGAACAGGATACTGATGCTGAGGATGCGGGCACGCCAGTCTACTTGGACCGAGATACCAATCAGGGAGAATGGACTTTCAGCCTTACATCACACGCGACGGGTGAGGCCATCCAGCAGGTGGGGGTGTCGCTGGTTAAAGACGATTCAGAAGGTACAGTCCTGTTGATGCCCTTCTACACCAAGGTGATCACTGAGGAAGCCTGAGGCGGTTAATCCGTTTCGTAGAGGGGAGGACTACACATGGTACGTCAACCCAGGGGACATCTGCACTTTGACTATAGTAATGTGGGCTACAATGGCAACGCTTGGGGGGATGAGGAGACTGGGATAGATGGCTTTTCCCGGATCGTTGATACCAAAAACTGCCCTCATGTAGCCTTTATGGTTGCGGTTTCCGACTTAACAGTTGTGAGCTGCTGGCTGTCGCAGGACGGCATGGACTGGTACTACTCTGAGGACATCTCTGACGAACTCACTCCTGAAGAGCCCCCGGACTACCCCGACTGGAGCGACGATAGTGTTGAGTACTACGAGGGCGACATTGTGAGTCACAGCGATGACGACTGGGTATGTATAAAGGACCACAAGAGCAACTCCAACCGGGAGCCCGGCACCACAGGGGGCGGGATATACTGGGAGGAGTATGAGATTGTTGATGACCCGGAGGTGGACTATCCCCAGTTTGTGGCTCTGACCACCACGCTGCCTGCCAGGTTTGTTCGCCTGCAGTCCAGCAATGATGTGACGGCGACGGCAAGTATCATAGCCAAAGCGTAAGGGGGAGAGCCATGGACAATAACAACAAGGAAGACCTCCCTTCGCGTGATGTAGAAATAGCGATAGTAAAGGGCCAACTGCAGGAAGTAGACAGGAAGGTTGACCGTACTCAGGAAGATGTGGAGCATATCAGGGACGAAATATACGCCAATGGACTGTCCGATGACATGACCGAGGTCAAGCGGGATGTGGCACTTCTCGTGCGGGAGATGGACCTGAGGAGTCAGTATGGGCTATCAGTACGGGAATGGATAGTAGTGGGACTTTTGGGTGCCACCCTGCTGGTGGGAATAATTGGTTGGTTCATGTAGGGAAACCACGATCACTGAAGTAGGAGGGAGCTCATGACCACAAAAAGGATATTAGCCGACCGCGTTACTTTCAGGCACAATCCTTGGCGCACGCTGGGAGACTTCTGCCGGGAGTCGGGAGCAGAGGGCGGTATCAATGCTGGGTTTTTCAGCCGTGGCAGCAGCCACCCCCACGATTCTCGCGTGGTCGGTATGGTGGTGGTGGACGGTAAGCGCGGCCGTGGTGGGTGGTGGGATCCCTCCGCTTT